CAAGACCCAAAACAAGTGGGCCCTTCATCAGATGATGGATTTGGTGATGAAACTGATGGTATGGGTATGTTTGAAAGTGAAGCAGACCTTAAGCCAGGTCAACCAAATCCATGGGCAATATGTCACGCACAGGTTGGCCCTAAAAAAACAAGAAAATTCGAAAGGTGCGTAAAGTCAGTAAAAAAACAATTGGAAGAAGGAAAAAATCCCGTATCTTTGTTTATAGAATCTGAAATTACTAAAATCGTGGAAAGAAACTTACCTCCGAGAATTACGAAAGGTGACCTTTTGAAATATCTTTCAGAAGCAAATTCACCACTTACTGCACCTGTGAAACCAATTACCAAACCAGACACAAAGCCTGGAACAAGACCTTCACATCCTGGAAAAAATCCAAGACCTGGTGAGGAAATCGCACCAAAAGCTGTAGAACCAACAACTGCTCCGACTAAACCAATTACCAAACCTGGCACTAAGCCAACAACGAGACCTTCACATCCTGGAAAAAATCCAAGACCTGGTGAAGAAATTGCACCAAAAGCGGGAAGAATATCTCCTGAGGAGGCTAAACAAGAAGTAATTGATGTTATCTTAAATTTATTAAAAAAATAAAATGGCGAAGATTAAAGAACAAATAAGTTACGGGGACAGACCTGAAAGAATGGACCCAAGATTGGAACGAAAATTATCAAGTCCTGAAGGAATGTTCGCAACTAGTCCGGCAATGAAAAAGGGGGCTAAAGATGTTGAAAGATTGGTTAGTTCGAGATTTGGTAAAGTTGCCGATAAATTAAAACAAGTAACAGGAATTGAAGATATTAGTTCTCAGCAAGTTCAAGGAATGATTTTCCAAGAGATGATGAGTAAAGTTCCTATGATTACAAATATTGAAGGCAGACACAGAGAGGAATTAGAACAACTAGCAATCGATGCTTGTTTAGAAGAAGCTCAAGTACCAAATGATTGGTTTACAATCGAAGCAAAGTTAAATCGGGCACCAATTAATATTTCTGATTTCAAACTTAAACCGAAAAAACGTCAAGACTCTCCATCACTTGAAATCCCTTCTTTTGATGTTGAGGACCTGACCGATGAGGAAATTAGAGAGTTGGAAATTCATAAAAGAAACATGATTAATGCCTTGGTTCAAGGTGCAGCAAAAAAGGGGCATTATATTTTTCAAAAACCTGAAGTCAAAGAAAGATTAGACGAAATAGACCCTCGATTATATCCTGCTTATTTAGGGATAATGGCAATCAATGATTTCATGTATTTTTCTATGGAACAAATGATTGAGCAAATGTCTCAAACTGGAAATGGTGTTGCTGGTAAAGTTAAGTTGGAAAACAATGACGAAGATGAGGACGAAGAAGGTGGTGAGGAAAAACCTGATACCAAAATTGTTGCTGAAGGTCTAATATTTCCAATTTTATGTCACGAAATTATCAAAGGTATCGAAGAATCTATTGGTAGACATGGATTACCTGAAGACCCCGATATGTCTCAACAAGTAAGAGACGTAACTGATGTATTATCAAATGAACCAATGCAACTTCGAATCGGTCCTGAAATTATCGAAAAAATCAGATTTGCGTTACCTGATGAAATGTTTGATGAGGAAAATAAAGGTCTTACTCCATGGTTTCATTCAATCCTTTATAAGACACCTGCTAAAGAGTTCTTAGATATTATTGGTAATGCTATATCTGAAGACGAGTCTAAGGTTAAAAAGGCAACTGCGAAATTCAAAGAAATTATGAAACAAGCACAACAATCCAAGAAGGAGTACGATGATTTCAAGGGTGAAGAAACTCCTGAAAGCGGAGATGACGATGATGATTTTGGACTTGATGACCTTTATAGAGATTTAGGGATTCCAAGACCATAAAAAATCCGAATATGATTTAATTTTGTGAACAAAGAACAATTAATTATAGAATATACGAAGTGTATGAGGAGTACTCCTTATGCACTTCGTTCTTATTTACAGACATACGATAATACCGTGTCCAAGTATGTCCCATTAGAACTTTTTCCTGACCAACTTACATTACTCGAAGATTACGAAAAATACAACGAAAATATTGCGTTGAAATACAGACAAGCAGGGGTTTCAACTGTAACCGCGGCTTGGGCTTCAAAAAAACTTGCATTTGCAAGAAAGGAAAAACCTGAAAAAGTTCTAATAATTGCCAACAAGTTGGATACCTCCGTGGAAATGGCCAACAAAATAAGGTCATTTATTGAACAATGGCCTGATTGGGTTAATATTGGTTTTTCTGCGGAAAAAAATTCACAAAGACATTTCAAACTTAATAATGGATGTGAAGTGAAAGCGGTGGCAACATCCAAAGATGCTCTTAGAGGTTATACTCCAACAATTCTTATTTTTGACGAAGCCGCCTTTATTGAGGCTGATGGAGACTTTTGGTCTGCTTGTATGGCGTCACTATCCACGGGTGGTAAAGTTATCGTAGTTTCCACTCCAAACGGTTACGATCCAATATATTATGAAATTTATGACCAAGCATTAAGAGGGATGAATGATTTCAAAATCTCTGAAATGTTTTGGTATCGTGACCCTCGTTATACCAAAGATTTATACATGGTAAAAACGAATGATTTGGTTCATTATCTTTTGAATCGAGAGGATTATCCTATAGATACCGTAATTAACTTAGCCAATGATAACCCTTACGAGAGAGACCATACTATTGTAACAGATTATATTTCTCAAGGATATAAGCCTTGTTCCGCATGGTTTGAAGGAATGGTAAAGAAACTCAAGTACGATAGACGTAAAGTTGCACAAGAACTTGAATGTAATTTCTTGGGGTCAGGTGACAATGTGTTCGACTCTGATTTAATGCAAAACATTTCTAAAAACCAATTAACAAACCCACAAGCTAAACTTATGGGAAATGCTCTATGGATTTTTAAGGAACCTGTGAATGGTCATAAGTATGTTATGGGGGTTGACGTTTCTCGAGGAGATTCCGAAGACTTTTCGTCAATCCAAATCATTGATTTTGACGAACGTGAACAAGTTTTAGAGTATGTTGGTAAAGTTCCACCAGATGTATTGGCAGAAATTGCTTATAAGTGGGGTACAATGTACAATGCGTTTTGTGTAATAGACATTACTGGTGGAATGGGAGTATCAACTGCCAGGAAAATGCAGGAATTACAATACCAACCAGGGCTTTATGTTGATGGAGTTGATACTTCAAATAAATGGAAATGGGACCCGAAAATAAATGACAGAATCCCTGGAATTAACTTCAATACAAAGAGGGTACAAATTATTGCGGCATTTGAAGAGGGGGTTCGACATGGATTCAAAATATATTCACATAGAACATATAATGAGATGAATACTTTCGTTTATATCAATGGAAGACCTGACCACCAAAAAGGCCAACATGATGACTGTATTATGGGTCTTTCGATGGCAATTTACGTTGCGGAAAAATCATTTCAGTCATTAACTAAAGTCGTTAATCATACAAAGGCCATGTTGAATTCGTGGTCCACTGTGATGAATGAAAATAAAAATACTTCAGATTTTTTTAATCCATTGATACCTCAGATGGGTAGGGATTCAAACCTTAAGAATAATGGCGCGTCTAAAGCAGATTACCAAAAATATGGTTGGTTATTTGGTGCCTGATAACTATTTATATTACTGAGGTAAAGAGTAAATTTAGATTATGGCAGAACAAAATATGACGGTTTGGCAAAGACTGTCACAAACATTTGGACCTAACTCATTATTAAATCAAGATTATCCAACATTCAAGTTTGATAAAAAGGAACTCCTACGCACCAAAAGCAGAGAGGAGTATGAGAAAGAAAAACTTCAAGCACAACAAACATACTATCTTACTAACCAGTGGTCAAAGGTTGAGAATAATCTTTATTCTCAGGCAATTTATTATGAGCCAACAAGGTTATCTGCCCAATATGACTATGAATCGATGGAATACACTCCTGAGATTTCCGCAGCGTTAGACATTTATGCTGAAGAGTCAACTACAACAAACGAAGACGGATTCATATTACAAATTTATTCAGAATCTAAAAGAATCAAGGGAGTACTTGCCGATTTATTCAACAACGCTTTGGACATCAACACGAACTTACCAATGTGGACACGAAATACTTGTAAGTATGGAGACAACTTTGTTTATTTGAAGTTAGACCCTGAAAAAGGTATAGTAGGGTGTCAGCAGTTACCAACTATAGAAATTGAAAGACATGAAGTTGGAGCTAGCGGTAAAATATCTGTTGATGTAAAAAATGAAGTTGATAAAGATAAAAAGGCACTTCACTTTACATGGAAAAATAAAAACATGGAATTCCAATCGTGGGAAATTGCTCACTTTAGATTATTGGGTGATGA